CAGTAACTGGCACATCGTATCGTGAGTCTCACTGATTCTGCGATAGACTTATAGGGTCGGGAGGGGAGGGAATATTATAAACTCCCATAACTGATAAGAAATACGCAGAACCCAGTGATTGCAATACTTTTTCGGGGCATTATAGTTTTGTCCCGTTATACCTACTAAAATGCCTAAATATTAAGGTATAACGGGACAAAATACGTATGAACTATTTTAGACAGATTTTACTTGAAAAACTGGGAGGAAAATGTATCAAATGTGGTGCTACTGATAAATTAGAATTTGACCATATAGATCCTTCTATAAAATCATTCAACATATCTTCTGGTTATCATAAACCAAAAGAAGAAATGGAAAATGAATTATCAAAATGTCAGTTATTATGCAATAAATGCCATTGCGAAAAGACTAAAAAGAATAAAGAGTTTCGACCTAAAATTATTGCAGGAGGAAGACCCCAAAAGTATAAGAATCTAGGTCCAACTGAAAGAATGAGAGTGCCCTTATACAAACAGATTGCAATCTTATGTGATTTGTTAGACAGAAAAGCAGAAGAAGGTTATGATGCCGTTGAGTTATTAGATTCATTTATTGAGAGTATTAACAATTAGTCGGAACGTGCTTGTGGAAAACCTGTGGAAAGTTCGTTATATCCTGTGGAAAACAGTTCGTGATTCATAGCACTTCGTCATAAGACTTCGTTATACATAACAGTTCGTTATAGCACTTCGTTGTACTCACAGTATAAGTATATGCTCGTCTTATAGTGTAACAATACAACAGTAGTGTTATAAGACACCCCCCATACAGTTTGCAATTCTTTCAGTCCTGTGCTATACTATTCGTTGTATACAGTTCTGTGTACTTACTTGTAGTCTCACTGTCTTATACTTTAGAAGCACTTCGTCATTTATACCACCCCCCATACAGTTTCGTATTTGAATCTGACAGTGTTGTATAATGACTTATAACGTGCTCTTTCGTTATAACAACACCCCCCATATAGTTTGTTATTAGAATAAGACAGTAATGATTATAAAGTATTCGTGATTCTTCGTGTATTATAATTAAACAGCACTGTTTGACAGTTATATTTTGTGTTGTTGTATTCTTATATCTAACCGTTGCCCCCGTATATAATTTTAATGGGTCCTTCAAGGCTACACCGAACCGAAAACGAGAGAGTAATTGTCTTTCAAATAAAAAAATTTTTCCAAAAAATTTTTCCAAAAAAGTTAAAACATAAAATTATGAATTACCCAGAAGGAACTATTAAGACAAACACCCAAGGAAACAAATACATCAGAAAAGATGGAAAATGGGTATATATGAAAAAACCAAAAGAAGAAAGGAAAATATCAAAGGAAAATCCCAAAAGAGTTGTTTATAATTATCCCCCCATAAGATTGTCCGAAAATATGAGAGAAACTCAATATCCTGGGTATTATATCACTGAGGACGGGAGAGCATATCGCAAACCTGGAAAATATGATAGGAATGGAAAATACGGAGAAATTAATGAAAATGGGTTAATATATCTAAAACCTGCGTTCAGGGGACACTCAAAATATCCAGAACATCAATATGAATGCATAAACATCTCAATGTATGATGAAACTGGAAAGTATAAACAAATTAAAAAATCAATTCATCAATTAGTTGCGGAAGCATTTATTCCTAATCCTGAAAGACATAGTGAGATATTACACATGGATGGAAATAATAGGAATAATCATTATACAAATTTAAAATGGGGAACACATAAAGAAAACATGGAGATGGTTGGTTTACCAGAAGGGAGTATTAGGAGAGCAAAAGGAAAGTCTAGTGATTATATCAAAAAAGATGGTGAGTGGATTTTAATTCCAAAAAATACACCTCCATGGAATAGGGGATTGAAAGGAGTATCATGGAATACATTACCTGATGGAACTGTTACAACAAGAAAAGTAAATGGAAAACCTGGAACTTTCATAAAACAAAATGGTAAATGGGTTTATCAGACAAACAATCCTAAGTTCAGAGGAAAGAGTTTTAAAGAAAATAAACCAAAAAGAAAACCACTACCCGATGGAACTATTAGAACTCGTGCTGATGGTACTACATGGGTAAAGGAAAATGGTAAATGGGTTTATCAAAAAACAAAAAAATGATATATAATAAAAAATGCCCCTGAGAGAATAATGAGAATTAATTTTGATGATTACGAAAAAGATTTGTTAATCGACACTATTCAGTATCGTTTAGATACTGATAAGTTATTGATTATCAATCATAGTTTAAGAGAAGAGATTGAAGATTTACTTCGAAAGATAGAAGAGGATGAATACGTATAATATTTCAGTTAAGGGAAATGAGATATTAAGTCAGGTGCCGCAGAGTGATTTACAGGAGAATCTGAAACTTGTCAGAGGAATTGTATGGACTTCTGGGGGAAATGACAAGGATATTCAAGTATCTCTAAATAAGAATGAAGACCATTGCAATGAATGAGTTGTCGTGGTAAAATAATGTAGTATCGAAAAAATTATTTTATGGCTAAAGGATTTACAGTAAAAGCAAAACTTCCAACAGGACCTGTGGAAGGAGAGTTTAATTTAGAAGCAGCAAAGGAGATGATTCGAGGGAAGTCAATTGTATTTTGTCTTCCAGGACGAGGAGTTTCTTACATTTATCTGAAGAACTTTGTGCAACTTTGTTTTGATTTGGTACAGAGTGGTGCAAGTATTCAGATTAGTCAAGATTATTCGAGTATGGTAAACTTTGCACGATGTAAAGTACTTGGTGCGAATGTTCTCAGAGGTCCCAAGCAAATTCCTTGGGACGGTAAACTGCAATATGATTATCAACTCTGGATTGACAGTGATATTGTCTTTGACACTGAGAAGTTCTATCGTCTTGTTGCAATGGATAAGGATATTGCTGCTGGATGGTATTGCACTGAGGATGGTCACACCACGTCTGTTGCACATTGGTTAGAGGAAGAAGATTTCCGTAAGTCTGGTGGTGTAATGAATCACGAGACATTAGAGACCATTCAGAAACGTCGTAAACCATTTACAGTTGATTATACTGGATTTGGATGGGTATTGATTAAGAAAGGAGTCTTTGAGAGTCTTGAATATCCTTGGTTTGCACCGAAGATGCAGGTCTTTGAATCTGGAGAGGTTCAAGATATGTGTGGAGAGGATGTAAGTTTCTGTTTGGATGCAAAAGAGAAAGGATATGAGATTTGGTGCGATCCTTTGATTCGTGTTGGACACGAAAAAACAAGGATTATCTGATAAGTGTCTGGAAGGTCTTTCTTGACCTTCTTTAAGACGTTATGATAGAATGCTTCTGTGAGGGTTTGACGAGTCTTGTAGGAGCATTTTTAATGGCCTGAGAGACTTTATAAAAACCCCCTTGTAAAAACCGTTAGATGGAGAATTGAAAATGGCACAAAAGAGTCGGAAAGATATGAAGATTGAGAGTATTCCCAAGAATACTCGACAAGGTGATGGTAGGAATACTAAATATGCCGCTACGAGTCGCAATGTAGCACGTAAAAAGTATAGAGGGCAAGGACGGTAAATAATGGCTTATCTAAATCACAGTCTTCCAGATTGGTCCTGTTATATTCGTAATGAATTTCTTTTTAATCACAAAAAGGGTCACGGTGAAGTAACTAAATGTGATGTACATTGTGTTGCCAGTATTGAAAAAAGAGTTCCTTTATTTGAGGCATTCCTTGAAAATGGCGTGAATTGGACTCGTAGACCTCTTCACGCCTTTTGTTGGAAATCAGATGCAGAAATAGAACCTCTAGAAGATATTATGTACTGGGACTGCTTTTCTCCGTATGTTGATGTTCAAAAACGTGCTCGTCTCGCTGGATTACAAGCAGAATTAATTCGTCCTGATGGAAGAAAGGTGATTGGAAGTTATATGTTTACTCTTGATTGGTCATGGGAAAATAAAGGAGTCACTGATCTTAATTTTTCAGAGACTCCTGAACATAAATGTGCTCATTTATTCAAGGTAGAAACTGGAAATTACTATGCATATCCAAATAATCGTATTATTTGGTATGATAATGCCTGGACATTTAATAGAATCGACAAAAATCCAGGGTATGAAATTGACTTAACTGTGTATTCGGTTGAAAATAAAAGAAAAATTGAAACATCCGATCATTATATGTACGAAATTAAAAATTTAAATTAAAATAAATAAATTTTTACTAAAGATATTGAATTGAAACAGTTTTCGATGGGCAATCACCTTCTTTTGGAGGTTTATAACGTAGAACACAATCTTTTAAATGATGGCATTGCTCTTCAGGAGGTAATGGAACGTGGCATTCAACGTGCTGGAATGACGATTTTAAATATTTTTCAGCACTGTTTCTATCCTCAAGGAGTTACAATCGTAATTGCACTCTCAGAAAGTCATGTTTCTTGTCATACGTGGCCTGAGAAAGGTTGTATTGCGATAGATGTTTACACTTGTGGTGAAGGAAAACCAAAATTAGTAGCATTAGAACTCTTAAAATATTTTAATTCGGAAAATTATAAACTTCGTCAGTTAGATCGTTAAATAGTTTAAGGAGATAGAAACCTCCTTAAAAGTTCTGTTTTTAACTTTAAAAACAGAGGATCTAAAATGTCATTTTACCAAGTTGATCGAGACAAAAATTATATGAGGGAAATGTGGGGGACCACAAAACTCATTACAGATATCGATCCAGAAAAACCAAAAAGAGTTATTCAAGAAATTATGCACGATTATGCACCAAAGCACAATCTAAAGAAACAAACCGAATTGCATGAACGAATTAGGAATGATAGTGATTATGATGATTGGGATTATGGGACTGAACCATCCTATGGAAAAATGATTTAAAAAGTATTATAGATATATTAAATATACTCATTGTTTAAATGCTTAGTATTTCTAGAAGTTTTAAGGACATTAGTTTGTCTTTTTCTAGACATCCAGTGACAAATGACATTCTTATATTAAGAAATGAGGATGCAATTAAAAAATCTGTTATTAACTTAGTCAGAACTCGTATTGGTGAGAGGTTCTTCAATAATTTATTGGGAACCTCTGTTGATAATTCTTTATTTGAACTAA